TTATTAAGACGCTTTGCCATTAAAGCATCTTGTGATTTTTTAATTTGCTGATCGCGTTGCTGTACTCCCATAGGAGATATGCGTTGTTGATTTGTTTTTAAAACTGCTTGCACCTTATTGCTTTTAACAGGTGTTTGAGAACGCTTCTGCGCCGCAGCAAGGTCTGCACGTCCTTGTGCATCCTTAAACTGTGGAGCACCAGCATATAAAGATTTTGGTGATGGTTTTGGCGATTTAGGTGTTGGCATTTACTTGCCTTTCTTGACTACGCCAGAGATTTTCTTCAGGCGAGGATTTGCTTTGATTGCTGCTGGTGATGCCTTGCGAGCACCCGCTGCTAGGATTGCCCCAGCAGATGCCATAGATACACCTTGCTTTTTGGCAATAGACTTTTGTACTGCCTTAAATCCACGATGTGCTTTTTTCATTTACTTCTTCTTGCCCATCTTCTTTACCATAGACTTCTTGGCAGATGCTTTTACTACATCCTTGATATTATTTTTCTTTTCGAATGCTGCCATCTTCTTGCCTTCGCCTTTTTCGTGAGCCTTCATTGCACTCTTTGATGCGTATGTTTCTACTTTAGCCATTATATTTGCCCGATCTCCTTAAGTACTGCTGCGGATTTTTTATTTATATCTTTTGCCTTAGGCATAGTCTCTGAATTGTAGGCTTTACCTAAAGTCTCTGATGCTTTGTATGCTTCCTGAATGTGCCGCATACTGGTTCCTGCTGGTTGCATTCCTTGAGATCTTGCGTCCCTGTAGGCTTGCAATTCTGCTGTCCATTTTTTGTCTGGGATATCTCTTGTGGCATCCCCTGTATTCATCTGTAAGTTGGATGCCTTACAGCCAAAACAGTTTTCTTGATATTCTGGATGGTACTCCCAATGCTTCATATGCCCCCTATAGCGCTGTGAAGTTTGCTTCTGTTACACCAACCCCACCTGCGATGAGTTCGGCCTTTACAGTGTCATTTACAGTGTGATTATAGCCACCCCTATAGACCGATGTGTATGTTGAAAGATCTTCATCTAAAGGATACCTAATCTGAGAGTAAGTTGAACCACTCTTGACTATGGTAATTCCTTTATTCTGTTTTCTAAAATAGAACAGGCGATGCTTACCAATCGGACCTTCAAGGACCGTGGGTGTAACGAACTTATAGTTTGCCATTGTTCTCCTTAGTGAACTTAATGTAAGCCAGGGATTTGCATCCCTGACCTACCTTCAATCAACTTAGGAAGCGATTGATGAACCTGATTCGATTCGGTATAGTGCTTCTTCGCGGTAGCGAGCAAAGCCTAGTACGCCGTACCAACCCATTGGGCGGTGACGCATCAAGCGATCAACTACTGGTCCGATGACTACATGTGGCTCTTCAGCAACGGCTTCTGCAAGTGCTTGCTGTCCAGCGACGATTGTGCGGTAAACGCGAGCAGATGATGATCCATCTGTAGCATTGTAAAGACGTGGTGATTCAACAAAGAATGCACCTTCGTAGTTACCAATTTCTCCTGCCCAAATGCGGTCCTGTGAAGCACCGTATTGGTTAGGGAGCAACCAACCTGCTGAGCCTGTTTCTGCACGAAGATCGTGTGAAACTTCTGGGTGAATACCAGCCCAGTATAGTGAGCCCTTGCGAGCAATAGACTTTCCAGCACGCAACTTTGCAACGGCCTTACGGACGTTAGCAGAAGAAAGTGTTGCAGCAGCGGTAACTGTTGCTGTTGATGTTGCTGTAGAACCTGAGTAAATTACGTTAGTTCCACCGCGAAGTGCAGTCATTGCAACGCCGTCGATTGAATCGGCAAGGTTGAATGCGATGATGTTAGCAATTGCTGGATCTACATCAGCAAGGCTGAAGAGTTCCAAAGCACGTGTAACAAGTACTGAGTTACCATACTCATTAAGAGTAATGGTTACAGATGTTGGTGTAGATAATGCAACTGCATCTGGATCGACATCTTCTGTCAATGTTCCAGTTACTGCTGCTAGGTCAACGTACTTCTGAAGAACTACTGTTGAACCTGGGATTGCTTGTTTTGCTGGGCGCTTGTCTGCGACTGAACGAATAAGTGGTTCAGAACGGAGAGCAAACTCCAAAAGACGATCATACGCCTTTTGAACTAGACCAGCGCCACCAGCGGTGCCTCCAAGAGAGGAAGAACCTGTGGTTGTATAGGCTGATGCCATTGCGTCACCTCCAAGGTGATTAAGTTAAACTATGATATTATTATGAACGGAGAATATCTAATAGTGCGTCCATAGAATCCGCACCATCAATTCGCATATTTAAATCTTCCATTCGATCAGGGGTATAAGCACTAGTTGTAACCGCATCTTGCTGACGCAAGGCTGCACGATCTACATCGTCTGCTTTCTGCTCTGGTGCATCTACTTTAATTCCAAACAGTTCTGCATTGTCATCGAGCCAGTTATTAACTGAATCTTCACTGACATCATCAATGTCTTTAAGAATTAAGCGAGCCGCCTTAGCATTTACGCCCTTCTTTTCTAGGACTTCCTTGACAGTACGCTCACGCTGCACCTTAGATAATCCATCTAATTGCTCAGTGAGTTCCTTGATACGCTTTTCATCTGCACGCTTGGCTTTCCGCAACTTTTTAAGTAAGTCGCTTCCATCCATCTGTACATCCAAGTCGGTATCTTGGTCGTCTTCTTCTTCATCCCAGTAGTTGTTGCTCATAGCAACCCACCCTTCTATTCGTTGTTAGTCGCAAGCCTCAAAGTCATTCGGGGAAATGGTTTGGCTCTTGCTATCGGTCTAATACACCGCATGGGGCCGATAGATCCATGTCGGGAAGTTAGTTAAAACGCGCCAGATTTTCCTTGACGGTTTAGGTACTGAGTAGAGAACGCTCCCTTAGAGGTTCCTGCACTACCAGCAAATGATGATGTTTCAGCAGCAGATAGTGCTTGTAATTTGCGATTCTCTGATGCCATACCAAGGATATGATTTTGTTCTGCCTGTGTCTGTCCATATTGGGCTAATCTACCGCCATATATAGAACTGAGTTTTTCAGCAGTTGGAAGTTCAGCAGCAATTGTTTGGTAATCTTGCTTGGCTTGAGGCAATGTTTCGCCAGAGTTTCTAATTGCATCTGCTCCAATAGTTCCGCTAGTTACATTGCTGTAACGGCTAGCCTGATTTGCTGTAATTGTTGATTGAGCAAGTGAGGCATTAAGTCCTTGGGAAAGTGCAGCGCCACCAATTTCTGCTGATTGAACTTTCTTTTCCATCATAGGTAGTTGATTCTTAGGATCCAGCATAGTGGCTACCAAATCTGCAGTGCCAAGTTGTGGATAGAATTTTTGCCAAGCATCTAATGTGCCCTTATCAGCATTAAGAACTCTATCATAAGCAAGAGAAACGCGTTGTCCTGTTTCTGCAACATTGACGTTATTACCAATTAATGTTTGATATTGGGCTGGATTATCAAATGTATTTAATCCATAATTTTTAAAAACTTGTGAATAACCTTGTTCCATATCTAAATATGTTTTTTCATCTAACATAGCAAAACCATTTTTTGCTCTTATTTGATTTCCAGCAAAACGCTGTACATAACCAGCATTATATCGTGGATCATAACGAAGCAAATCCATAGCATCTGCACTAGATATATTTGGATAATCTTTACGAATAGTAGAAAATGAATCAGCAAGACCAGCAATATTATATCGGCTCATAAGCCCAATCATAATATCAAACTGTGCATCTGCTAAAGATTTAGTTGGTGACATAACTGGTAATGTTGTATAACCAGGAACACCCAATGCTGTAAATGCTTGATTAATAGATTCAGTTGTTTGGGCAAAATCATTAGTCATTTGAATATCTGCTAACGTAGCAGCATCATTTGCATCAGTAAGAGTTTTAATAATATCTGGTGTTGTTGCTTTATATTGGGCTGCCATTGCTGCTAAATCATTAGCAGCCTGTTGTTGTGGGGATATTACAGTAGGTGCAGCAACTACAGGTGTAGTTCCAGTTGAACCTACAGCATTGACAAATGAATTGCCAGACATTGGATTATATGCCATTTAGATTGGCCCCAATCCGAATGTTTGAATCATAGTTCTCATATCATTAGCACGCATTTGTTGATATGCCTGAGTTTTTTCAATGCCATCAGAGTTCCAAACCAATTTATCAACTTCTTCCTGCGGTAGTATACTTTTTCCACCTGCTACTTTAGAGAGAAAAGTTTGGGGAACCCGACTCGTTGGAACATTAAATGTTGTAGCATATGAATTAATTGGGGCATTTAATAAATCTGCAACAGATAGTCCATTTTTAATACCTTCTGCAACAGCAGGATAATACTGGGCTGCTTTAAGACCAATGTTTTGTACAACATTTTGAAGAGCCTGTGGACTACGAATAGCAGCAAGAGCATCTTGATAAATCTTTTTATCATCTACTGGAAGATGGTTATCTACATAAGTGCTTCTAATTTTAAGTACTGTAGATCCAAACGAACCTTGATCTACTGGTTGAATCTTTGCATCTGGATGAGCAAGGGTTGTATCAACTAATTTATGGGCGTTCTGTGCTACATACTTTTGAAATATATTATCTGCTTGAACTTGGCTAAGTTGATTAGCACCGCCAGCGGCCTTCTGAGCCTTTATGATTTCATTAGAATAGGCTTTAGCCGTCTTCTTATCAACTTGAGTATTGAAGTAATCCATAAACTTATTGTTTAAATCTAGTTCTAAGTCTGCAGGATTAGATAAAGATATCTGCTTTTGAGTTGGGGCATTTCCAAAATATGTTGAAGCAAGTGAGGGAGCAGATACAAATTTA